CAAAAAAAGTTCACGTTAAAAACTCCTAAACCTGCTGAAGCTCCAGCGCCAGCGGCTGAAGTACCTGCAACTCCACCACCAGTTCCCGCTCCAGCATTACCTCCATCCCCAAGTGCGGAAATGCCGGCAGGTGATGGTATGGGTATGGAAGATATGGGTATGGAAGATATGGGTATGGCCCCTGAAGCGGAAGTTGAGGTTGATGCTACTATGGATGTTGAATCTCCTGAAACTGGTGAAGAAGAGACAGTAAGTTTCAGAACTATTCAAAAACTTACAGGTAAATTGACTCAGAAAATCAGAACTTTGGATACACAAGAAGGAATGACTTCTGAAGATATTAAGTATGTAATCAACATGGTATTATCATCATTAGACCTTAAATCATTATCTGAAGAGGATAAAGAAGACATCATGGGTAAGTTTGATGAAGAATCTGAAGACTTAGGTGGTGATGATATGGGTGGATTGGATATGACTGACGATAGTGAAGTTGAAGATATCCAAGCTGACATGGATGTTCCAATGGAAGGTGAAATGGAAGAGGATATGTTTGGTTCTTTCGGCAATATGAAGAGAAAAGATTTCAAGGGAGACACTTATTACGACAAAGATGACAGAATGGCAAAAGATTCTGATTTATATGGTATAGCTGGCGATGATTTTGATACTGAAGAGTTTGAAACTTTTCAGCAGTTATTCGACAAGTATGGTGATAAACAACCTTTCTTTAGAAAAAGTGGTGGAGGTGAAAGAATGTTTGATTTGTACAAAGAAAAAACAGGAAAACCATTCAAAATTAAAACTAGAAAGTCTGAAATGGAAGAGGAAGGATATGGAAATGGAGCTATCATCGATAGTATTTTCGGAGAATCTACAGTTGACAAAGTAATCTCCAAATATTTCGAAATATCTAAAAAAGAAATTCTTGAAAGCAAGGAAAAACATTTACAAAAGAAAAGAAGTATAATTTCTCAATCAAAAAAACAGATGGAAGAAGTTATTAGACTGAGCGAGACTATTGAACAAGAATTATCGGCTAAAAAATTCTTAAGAGAAAACTCCAACGCAAAAATTGTTGGACTCACAAATAAGAAAAATTTAGTATTTGAGAATAAAGGAAAACAGATTAAAATATCACCTGAAGGATTATTAGCATGAGTAATTTGATATACGTAAATGGTTTAGGACCCAACTATAAGGGAGACAATCTTTACGAATTCATTTTCTCTGATAGTCTTGATGTTTGGGGAGATTCTTGGGATAGTAGACCGTCTAACGGTTATCCTAGTCCTCCCGATTTACATCATATTAAAAAAGTAGGAGTTCTGAGAAATACTGATGTAAAATTGGAATTGATTCAGAACTCCGATTTTTTTTCTATGGAAGATGCAATTGACGATGTGGTCGCATTAGCCTGGGAAACAGACGAAGATGGAAATCATAAAAGAATGGTTTTTAGATTTGGAATGTCCGAACAACAAATAAAAGACAAACTCTACGAAAGAGATTTGATATTAGAATTCGAAAAAAAAGTAGTTTATGAAAGTTAATAAAAAAGCACTCGAATTGATTGATAAAGGATTATCCGCAAATACTGTTAAAAAATTAACAGAATCTCAAATTAACATTCTTCATTCCAAACTATTCAATGAAGCAGTTACAACTACCACAACTACATCATATAACATATCGACTGATGATGTAAAAAAAGGTGTAACATTACCAGAGGTACCTGGGAAAAAAATGACAATTCAACAAACTCAAACAGGAATAAAGGCTACTCCAACTGAAGAAGTAAAAGAAACTGAAACAGATGATGTAGATGATAAGGACGCACTAGGTGCTGATGCTTTACAAAACTTAACAGGCCAAGATGCACCTCACATGGCTAATGATATGGCTCCTGATGGAATGGACGACGATTCTGATAATAATAGACAAATGATGGGTATGAGTGAGGCTGACCTTAAGCCTGGAGAACCAAATCCTTGGGCAATATGCCATGCTCAGGTTGGGCCTAAAAAAACAAGAAAATTTGAAAGATGCGTAAAGTCAGTAAAAAAACAGTTGGAAGAAGGAAAAAATCCTGTATCTTTGTTTATAGAATCTGAAATTACTAAAATCGTGGAAAGAAACATACTACCGAGAATTACGAAAGGTGACTTATTGAAATATCTTTCAGAGGCATCTCATACCAAAATGAAGAAGGATACTGTAGAAGCAGCGGAACCAACTATTGCTCCGTCTAAACCAATTACTAAACCTGACACAAAACCAAGAACGAGACCATCTCACCCTGGCAAAAATCCATTCCCTGGTGAAAAAGAAGCTCCGAGAGCTGGTAAAGTTTCGCCTGATGAAGCTAAGGACAAATTAATTGATGTGATATTAAATTTACTAAAAAAATAATCATGGCTAAGAAATTAAAAGAACAAATAGATTACGGAAATACTCCTGAAAGAATGGACCCTAATCTTGAAAGAAAATTAGGAGATCCTGAAAGTCTATATGCTCAGAACCCTGCAATGAAAAAAGGAGCTGAAGATGTTCAGAGGTTAGTTAGCCAAAGATTTCAGAAAGTTGCGGACAAACTGAGACAAGTTACCGGAATTGGAAATCTTAACTCCAAACAAGTTCAAGGAATGATTTATCAGGAAATGATGAGTAAACTTCCAAGAATTATGTCAATCGAAGCCCGCCATAAAGATGAATTAATTCAATTAGCAATTGACGCTAGTTTGGAGGAGGGTGAGGTTCCTGAAAACACCTATCAGATTGAAGGATTTTTAGGTGAAAGTATTGACGCTTCGAATTTTAGATATCAACCTGACGAAGAAGAGGACGAAGAAGAAGAGGATGACGAAGATGAAAAAATGAATATCCCTTCTTTTGATGTCGAAGATTTAACCGATGAAGAAGAATTAGAATTAGAAAAACACAAAAGAAATATAATTAACGCCATCATTCAAGGTGCCGCAAAAAAAGGACATTACCTTTTTCAGAAGCCCAATGTGAAGGCAAGATTAGATGCAATTGATCCATCACTATATCCAAGTTATTTGGGTATAATGGCAATAAACGACTTTATGTACTTCACCATGGAACAGATGATTGAAATGATGAGTCAGACCGGTCAAGGTGTCGCAGGTAAAATGTCATTAGAAGATGCTGATGATGAAGGTGGAGAAGGTGATGATGATGCCCCCGACACAAAAATTGTTGCAGAAGGAATGATTTTTCCAATTTTGTGCCATGAGATTATCAAAGGATTAGAGGCGGTTAAAGGTAGATACGGACAATCACAAAATCCAAGTATCAGACAAAAAGTGAAAGGTGCCGTGGATTTGTTATCAAACGAACCAATGCAACTTAGAATCGGTCCTGAAATTGTAGAAAAAATTAGACTTGCATTACCTGATGAGATGTTCTCTGAGTCAAATAAGGGATTAATCAATTGGTTTCATATTTCATTATATCAGTTAGCCGCTCAAGAATTTTTACAACTTATGGGAGATGTTATCTCTGCAGATGGATCTAAAGTCAAAAGAGCGACTTCAAGATTTAGGGAAATTATGAAAGAAGCGATGCAACTTAAGGCGGAATATGACGAGTATGTTGCCAGCAAAGAAGAGGAAGAAATGGGAGATTTCTTAGGAAGTTTAGGGCCTAATGAACCTGATGATGACGATGACGATTTTCTCGATGATTTCTTAGGTAGTATGAACATATCAAGACCTAAATAATTCAGTGTGTGAACAAAGAACAATTAATTATAGAATATACGAAGTGTATGAGGAGTACTCCTTATGCACTTCGTTCTTATTTACAGACATACGATAATACAGTATCAAAGTATGTCCCATTAGAACTTTTTCCTGACCAAGTTTCACTACTTGAAGATTACGAAAGCTACAACGAAAACATTGCATTAAAATACAGACAAGCGGGGGTTTCAACTGTAACCGCGGCTTGGGCGTCAAAAAAACTTGCGTTTGCAAGAAAGGAAAAACCTGAAAAAGTTCTAATCATCGCCAACAAGTTGGACACCTCTGTGGAAATGGCCAACAAAATAAGGGCATTTATTGAACAATGGCCCGATTGGGTTGATATAAGATTCTCTGTGGAAAAAAACTCTCAAAGACATTTCAAACTAAATAATGGATGTGAAGTTAAAGCGGTGGCGACATCCAAAGATGCTCTTAGAGGTTATACACCAACAATTCTTATTTTTGACGAAGCGGCCTTTATCGAGGCAGATGGAGACTTCTGGTCTGCTTGTATGGCTTCACTATCCACGGGTGGTAAAGTTATTGTAGTTTCCACGCCAAACGGTTACGACCCAATATATTATGAAATATATGACCAAGCATTAAGAGGAATGAATGATTTCAAAATCTCTGAAATGTTTTGGTATCGAGACCCTCGTTATACCAAAGATTTATACATGGTAAAGACCAATGATTTGGTTCATTATCTTTTGAATCGAGAAGATTATCCAATAGATACCGTAATTAACTTAGCCAATAATAATCCTTATGATAGAGACCATTCTATTGTAACCGATTATATTTCACAAGGGTATAAGCCTTGTTCTGCATGGTTTGAGGGAATGGTAAAAAAACTTAAGTACGATAGACGTAAAGTTGCACAAGAACTTGAATGTAACTTCTTAGGTTCGGGTGATAACGTATTCGACTCTGACTTAATGCAAAACATTTCTAAAAACCAACTACGGAATCCACAAGCCAAACTTATGGGTAATGCTCTGTGGATTTTTAAGGAACCTGTAAATGGGCATAAGTATGTTATGGGAGTTGACGTTTCTCGTGGAGACTCTGAGGATTTTTCATCAATCCAAATCATTGACTTTGATGAACGGGAACAAGTATTAGAGTATGTTGGTAAAATCCCTCCCGATGTGTTAGCCGAAATTGCATATAAGTGGGGAACAATGTACAACGCATTCTGTGTAATTGATATCACGGGTGGTATGGGAGTTTCAACCGCCAGAAAAATGCAAGAATTACAATATCAACCTGGATTATATGTTGATGGAGTTGATACTTCTAACAAATGGAAGTGGGACCCGAAAATCAATGAAAAAATTCCTGGTATTAACTTCAATACAAAAAGAGTTCAAATTATAGCAGCATTTGAAGAGGGGGTTAGGCACGGATTTAAGATATATTCACATAGAACGTATAATGAGATGAATACCTTTGTATATATTCATGGAAGACCTGATCACCAAAAAGGACAACATGATGATTGTATCATGGGTCTTTCCATGGCAATTTATGTTGCAGAGAAGTCATTTCAGTCATTAACAAAAGTTGTTAACCACACAAAGGCCATGTTGAATTCGTGGTCTACTGTGATGAATGAAAATAAAAATACTTCAGATTTTTTTAATCCATTGGTACCTCAGATGGGAAGAGACTCCAACTTGAGTAATAATGGGGCATCCAAAGCGGATTACCAAAAATATGGTTGGTTATTTGGTGCTAAATAACTATTTATATTACTGAGGTAAAGAGTAAATTAGATTATGGCAGAACAAAATATGACGGTTTGGCAAAGACTGTCACAAACATTTGGACCTAACTCATTATTAAATCAAGACTATCCAACATTCAAGTTTGATAAAAAGGAACTCCTACGCACAAAAAGTAGAGAGGAGTATGAGAAAGAAAAACTTCAAGCACAACAAACATATTATCTTACCAATCAGTGGTCTAAGGTTGAAAATAACCTTTATTCTCAGGCGATTTATTATGAACCTACAAGGTTATCTGCTCAGTATGACTACGAATCAATGGAATACACTCCTGAGATTTCCGCAGCATTAGACATTTATGCCGAAGAGTCAACTACAACAAATGAGGACGGTTTCATATTACAAATTTATTCAGAATCTAAAAGAATTAAGGGCGTTCTTGCCGATTTATTTAACAATGCTTTAGACATCAACACCAATTTACCTATGTGGACAAGAAACACATGTAAATATGGTGATAACTTTGTATACCTGAAATTAGACCCTGAAAAAGGAATTGTTGGGGTACAACAATTACCGACTATTGAAATTGAAAGACATGAGGTTGGAGCAAGTGGTAAAATATCTGTCGATGTAAAAAATGAAGTAGATAAAGATAAAAAGGCGTTACACTTCACATGGAAAAATAAAAATATGGAATTCCAATCTTGGGAAATTGCTCACTTCAGATTATTAGGTGATGACAGAAAACTTCCATATGGAACTTCCATGTTAGAAAAAGCAAGACGTATTTGGAAACAACTTTTACTATCAGAAGATGCGATGTTAATTTATCGTACATCAAGAGCCCCTGAGAGAAGAATGTTCAAAGTATTCGTTGGAAACATGAATGATGACGATGTTGAGGCTTATGTACAACGTGTTGCCAACAAGTTCAAAAGAGAACAAATTGTTGATAGTAAAACAGGTAACGTAGATATGAGATTCAATCAAATGGCGGTTGACCAAGATTATTTTATTCCTGTAAGAGACCCCGCAGCGCCAGACCCAATCTCAACATTACCTGGAGCAACTAACTTATCTGAAATTGCCGATATTGAATATATTCAAAAGAAATTGTTAACCGCCCTCCGAGTACCAAAGGCTTTCTTAGGATTTGAAGAAGTTGTTGGTGATGGTAAAAATTTGGCGTTACAAGATATACGATTTGCTCGTACCATCAACAGAATTCAAAAGAGTATGATTGCCGAATTGAATAAAATTGCAATTGTACATTTATTTTTATTAGGATTTGAAGACGAACTTTCAAATTTCACAATTGGATTAACAAATCCATCTACTCAAGCGGATTTACTTAAAATTGATGTTTGGAAAGAGAAAGTATTATTGTATAAAGATTTGGTTTCTGATCCAGGAAATGGAATTCAGGCAACTTCATCTACATGGGCTAAGAAGCATATTTTTGGATGGTCAGATGACGAAGTTCGTTTGGACTTACAACAACAAAGAATTGAAAGAGCCGTTGGCGAAGAATTAAAAGCAACTCCAACTGTTATAACAAAAACTGGTTTGTTTGATAATATTGACAAATTATATGGTAGTCAAACAGGGTCAACACCAACGGCAGGAGCTTCTACGACAATGGACGGAGGAGAGGAATTAGGATCTCCACCATCATTTGGAGGAGGTGGTGGTGAGATACCTGGAGGAGAACCCGAGTTACCTCCAGCAGGTGAAGCTCCTCCCGCCGAAATAACACCAGAATCAAGGAAAAAAGATCTAAATATTTTAGTGGAAAATAATTTAATTGAAGGGTCTCGAATAATAAATTTGGGTCAGGGACAAGATTCTTTAGGAGAAATTTCAAAACACTTAGATAAGTTATTAAATTCATAATATTTATTTGAAAAAGACACAATGACCTTCGGAATAGTAAAATCCCTAATAGAAAAAAATCTCTTGGAATCATACAAAAATGAAATGGAATTCAAGAAGACTTTACGAGAATTCAAACACAACGTTTTGAATAATAAAGCTATGTCTAAAGCATACGACATTTATAGTCAACTGAGTTCACCTCAAGGTTTAGGTGAACAAGATGCAAAAGATTTTATTGAAGAAGGGATTTCTTTATTAAACAAAATTTTACCAAGTATTAAACTTCCAATTACTCTTTCCGAAAAAACTGAAAACAATTATACCGAAATTGATACATTAGTTTATAACCAAGGTGTTAATTTACTTGAAAGATTAAATGCGAAGAAAAATATTTTGAAGGTGGTTACATCAACTAAAGAAACAATTAAAGAAAATATTAATATTCCGATTAGTTCTATGGTTACCATAGCAAACCAAACAGTTAATAACTACATACTTAGTTTAGATGAAAATTCTAAAAAAGAATTTTTTCAAATAGTTTCTGAAGATGTCAAAACTTTGGAAGCAAAATTTGAAACAATTAAGGAAAGTGCAATATCTAAATTGACGGAACTCCAAAATAGTGAAGATTCGCAAGATATTAAAACAAAAATTTCAGAAACAATCGATAAAGTTAAGTCTGAAAAGTTTGACCAATTGAATTTTTTGAAATTAAAAAATTTGGAAGAATCAATTTGATTGGTCTTTAATACTTTGAATATATTTCGCTTTTAGAATCTGTGCTCTTCTAAGTACAGATTTTTTTGTATATTCTCTTTTCTCGAATAAAATCTGATTTTGCTTTGTTTTGATTACTTTTGACTTTAGGGTTTTGAGGGCTTTCTCAATATTGTTACCCTGATTAATTTTAATTATTATCATATATTAGAAATATCTTCAAGTATAAAAAAATTTTGACATTTATGTATATATTGTATATTTTTTCATTAACAAAAATAAACATACGTAATATCATTATTAATGAAAAAAGGAAAAAGTGTTAAACTTAACCTATTCAATCCTATTAAGTCCCAATACGGGACAGTAGATTCCAAAAACTTAAAATCGGTTTATATAAATATTCAATCATGGGTTACACCAAAAGATGAGTTAGATAATTGGAACCGAATTGTATCTGGTTTAGGAAGAGAAATAAAAAATTCAGTTTTTGAATCAATTGATTCAAAAATTTTTCAAGAAAAAAATATTGTTGATTTGGACCTAAGAACAAGTGGAATTTCTAAAGGGAAAAAATCATTTTTCAACTTAGAAATTAATCTATACACTCTCCGAGAGATGGATTTCAAATCTGATGAAATAAAAGAATCCATAAAAAACATTGTCAAATCAATCTATAAAAATAACGTAGTTCAGAACAAATACTTCGAATTTTCAATTTCTAAAAAAGACGAAATTTAGCAAACTATCTGAATCCGTATATTTATCTTAAAAGATTAGATGAAAAATTTAAGAATTTTAGAAGCAAGCGAGCTTGGCCACGGTATATTGATTGAAATGGACGCTGGTTGGGTTTCTCCGAAAGATGCTCAGAATATTGACATTATAAAAGAAGCGTCCAATTTAGATTATAGAAATCCATTTGAATTTTACGCAGTACTTCAAAAATATGATACTCCAAATAGAAATGGTAGAACATATCCTGAGAGGATTCTAAAAAGAGAGGCTGATAGATATAAACAATCTATTTCTAAGGGGTTGTCAACATCTGAATTAAATCACCCTGAATCATCATTAATTGACTTGGACAGAGTATCTCACATCATTACCGATATATGGTGGGATAAAAATATACTCATGGGAAAACTCAAATTATTGACATCTCCAGGGTTTCACGAAAGAGGTATTGTTTCGACTAAAGGAGACCAAGCCGCCAACCTAATGAGACAAGGGGTAACTTTAGGTATTTCTTCAAGAGGTGTTGGGTCGTTGAAGAAAGTAGGAGAAAGAAATGAAGTACAAGATGACTTTGAACTAATCTGTTTTGATTTGGTATCTTCACCTTCAACTCCAGGAGCATATCTTTTTACTAATCCTGATGAACGAAGTAAATATGAAGAAAATTTAGAGGAGGAAATAAAATCTAAACAAAATAATGAGTACGTTGAAAAGTCAGTTGACTTAATGAAAAAATTAGACGATTTTTTAAGAAAATAAAATTATGGAAGAAAAATATTTTGTAGCAAAAATTCAGTACGATTTTCCTGATGAAAACACAGGTAAGATTAAAAAAGTTAGAGAAGAGAAACTAGTAAAAGGTTACTCTGTCACAGACGTTGAAGCAAAAGTAACCAAGAAATATGAGGGGTTTACTCATGATTGGAGAATCACTGCTGTGTCTGAAAGTAAAATCGATGAGGTGATTGAGTAATCAACATTATTAAACTGAAACAAATGAAGTGGTCAATAGACCACTTTTTTTATTTTAGGGATATCGTGAAATGGCTTTTTTTCATTTTGGTACTATTTATATGATAAATTAAACAATTTTTTTCTATGCAAGAAAATAAAAACTTAGTACAGGAGGCGTTAATTCAAATGAAAAATGTTGAAGAAGCAATCGCCCAGAACGCAAAAGGAATACTTGCTTCTACTATGAAGGAAGAAATCAACCAATTAGTAAAAGAATCTCTATCAGAACAAGACATGGAAGATGAGGTTGAATTAGATACAGACATCGAAATGGATGAACCTGTTGATAATGAAGATGATATGGAAATGGACATGGAATTTGACATGGACATGGATATGGATTCAGAAGAAAGTCCAATAGATTTGACTGACGCTTCTGACGAAGAAATTCTGAAGGTGTTTAAGGCTATGGGTGAAGAAGATGGTATCATCGTTAAAAAAGATGGTGAAGATATTCACTTAACCGATAATGACACTGATTCTGAATACTTAGTTAAGCTTGGTGAGTCTGAAGAAGACGAAGAAGAATTAGGTGAAACTATGATAGATAGAGAAATGTACGAAATGGATGACATGGAAGATACGGATGACATGGACATAGATCAGCTAATCGCTGATATTTTCGGCGAGGAAGATGATCTTGAAGAAGATGGCGTTATGTATGAAATTGAATTCGAAGATGAAGAAGGTGACGACTCTATGGAAGAAGGAGATTACGGCATGATGGATGAAATGGACATGGATGAAATGGACATGGATGACGAAGACGAGGAAGAAAAAGATTTGGACGAATCTTACAACCACAGAAGAACTGTTAGAGAAGGAAAATCGACAGTAAAACCTAAAGGTGTTGGAATTGGTAAAGGACCAAAATTCTCTTATAACAATAAGGCAAAAGGAGGATTTGGTGAGGACAAGACAGAAGGCCCTAAAACAATGGGTACAGGAAAACCAAAGTTCGAATACAAGAAAGGTGCAAATATGGAAGGAAAATCCAAAGTTGTTAAGGCTGAAACAAAAGAGGGTGCTCATGGAATGAAAAAAGGTGATGAATCTAAAACACACAGTGGTGAAGATTTCACAACCAAAAAAGGTGGTACTCTAAAAACAAAAGCTTTCGAAAAGGAAGAAACTAAAGAAGCGGCTAGAACTTATGGAATGGGTTCAAAATTAGGGCGAGGACTAAGAAAAGGTATTACTAATAACAGAAATTATGTTTATGGTAAAAACGGAGTAAAAGTTGAATCCACAGAATCAGAAGTTAATGTGTTGAGAGAAAAGAATGAAGAGTACAGAAAAGCATTAAATATTTTCAGAGAAAAACTTAATGAAGTTGCTATCTTCAACTCAAACTTGGCATATGCTACAAGATTGTTCACTGAACATTCGACCACTAAAAAAGAGAAAATTAATATTCTTAGAAGATTCGATAATGTAGATACTTTGAAAGAATCTAAAAATCTTTACAGGTCAATTAAAGATGAATTGTCTAAAACTGAAAGTACACCAATTAACGAATCAGTAGAAGCTAAATTAAACAAGAATGTTTCTACAGGTTCATCAACTACCCTAATTGAATCAAAAACTTATGAGAATCCTCAATTCTTAAGAATGAAAGATTTGATGAGTAAAATTGGGTAATCAAAATTAAATAAACAAATAAAACAAACAAAACAAAATACTAAAAATGGGAGCATTATTAGAATCAGGTCTTGTAGGTAACATCGGTCTTAAGCACTTAAAAGTTATCAAAGAAGACACAATCAACAAATGGGACAAATTAGGATTCTTAGAGGGTCTTAAGGGTCACATGAGAGAGAACGTAGCTCAACTTTACGAAAACCAAGCTTCACACTTAATCAACGAAGCATCATCTACATCTGATACAGGTGCATTTGAGACAGTGGTTTTCCCTATCGTTAGAAGAGTTTTCTCTAAATTATTAGCAAACGATATCGTTTCAGTACAAGCAATGAACT